GCACTTGAACCTGAATCAACGTATGGGGTTTAATCTATGGAAACATTTTTATGGGTCGAGAAGTATCGACCATCAACGGTAGAAGAATGTATATTACCTAGTAAACTTAAAACTACTTTTCAAGAGTTTGTTAATGACAAACATATACCCAATTTAATTTTATCTGGTTCTGCTGGAACTGGTAAGACAACAATTGCAAAAGCAATGGTTGAACAAATTGGTAGTACTTGGATGATGATAAATGGTTCAGAGGAATCTGGTATAGATGTTCTTAGAACTAAGATTAAAAACTTTGCATCAACTGTATCACTAGAAGGTGGCCGTAAGTATATCATCTTAGATGAGGCAGATTATTTAAATCCACAATCTACTCAACCTGCTCTTCGTGGTTTCATGGAAGAGTTTCATAAGAACTGTGGTTTTATTCTTACTTGTAATTACAAGAATAGATTAATCGACCCTTTACAATCTAGATGTTCTAATGTGGACTTTACTATTCGAAATGGTGAAAGAGTAAAACTTGCAGAAAAGTTTTTTAAAAGAGTTCTTGATATTTTAAAACAAGAAAATATTAAATCAGAACCTAAGGCAGTTGCAGAATTAATTAATGCTCACTTTCCTGATTGGCGAAGAGTGTTAAACGAGTTACAAAGATATTCTACATCTGGCCAAATCGATGCAGGTATTCTTGTTAATATTAGTAATGAGAATGTCAAAGAACTTATGTCTTTTTTAAAGGCAAAAGAATTTACTCATGTTCGTAAATGGATTGTTAACAATCTTGATAACGATGCTACTAGAATTATTAGAACAATCTATGATTCTTTATATGAAAACATCGACCATTCTACTATACCTCATGCAACCCTTATACTTGCTGATTATCAATACAAGTCTGCTTTTGCGGCCGACCAAGAAATTAATCTATTGGCATGTATGACTGAACTTATGTCTCAAGTTAAATTTAAATGAAATCAGATTTTGTAGCAGTAGAAAAGTTTGAAAGAACTATCGCAGATTTTTTTGGAGCACCTTATGGAGTTGCAACTGATTGTTGCACAAATGCTTTAGAATTATCACTTAGAATATCAAACGATTATACTGAAACAAAATCTATTTCTAATGTAACACCTAAGATAAGAACAAATTCTTTTTCTCAAGATATCAAAGTGCCTGTTCACACATACCTTTCAGTTCCTTATATGTTAAAAAAGAATGGCTGGAATTTTCAGTTTACTGATGAGAAATGGGAAGATTATTATCACTTAACTAAAAGAGTAGTTGATGCTGCCGTTTATTGGAAACGAGATGGTTACAAACCAGGCACATTAATGTGTATTAGTTTTTTTAGAAAAAAACATTTATCAACTGATAGAGGTGGAATTATTCTACTTGATAATAAAGATGAGTACGAACAACTAATAAAATTAACTTATGATGGTAGAGATAGAACTGATGAGCCATATTATCATCAAAAACTTGATATGGGTTATCATTATTATATGACACCTGATAGAGCAGAATTAGGCTTAAAGAATTTTGAAATAGTAAAGGATAAACTACCTGACCCAAAAAGAAATTGGGATTGGTATTCACCTATTACGGAAATAACAACTGTATTTAAAAATGAAAACATTATTCCTAGTACAAAGTAATGTAGGTAAAGGACACCATAGTCGTGTCAATGCCTTTAACAATTACATAGATGATTCTAGAATTATCACTAAAAGTTTTACTGGTGAAGGTAATGATATTGATTTTTTTAATTATGAAAAGAATGACTTACTGCAAATGTATAGAGACTATGACCCAGATACAATTGTCACGGAAGGGTTTCCTTTTGGACGATATGGATGGCATCCACATTTCAATAAAACAATAGAACATGGGGGTATTATCGATATTTTAGACGATGCTAAGAGGCGTAGCAAGGGTATCTATTCTTTAGACAGAGATATACCTTGGGTTGAACCTGAGCAATATAGATTTCATGCAAGTGTTTTAAATGAGTATTACAATGGTATATTATTTCACACAGATAATAACTTCATAGACCCTACAACACTTATTCACAATCCAATTATAGATGTAGATTATATTAGTACAAATTATGTAACACAATCTTTTAAACCATATGAAGAATATCGAAATGGTATTATGGTTTCTGGTGGAGATTGGTATCCACATATAGAAAAGTACTACGATACAGCACTTGAATTACAAAAAAAGATTGGTGGTCAATGGACTTATATTGTTGGCGATAGAACATCAAAAGAAATGTTGGCTAAACTTGTTGATAGTAATAGTTCTGTTATTCATAAACCAAATATTAATGAGTACCGAGAACTTTTGGCTTATAATGAAGTATCGATAAGTGAAATAGGTGCAGGTACTTGGTTGGATGTTAATTTAACAAAAACACCTTGTGTTATGATACCTAAACAATTTAATAATGGTGGAGTTTGGAACACTATGGGTGAGATGATAAGTCATGAACAAAAGTATAGAGCAGACCATTATGAAATAGAAGGTGGTGGTAAAGTTTTATTATATGATGATATTAATATAGATACAATGAATGATGCAATTGAATATTGCAGAAAATTAAAAGTACAAAGATATAATATGAATGGTAAAGAGTATGTTAGAAAATTTTTCAACTGAACAATTAGAAACTATTAATTCGTTTGGTTCACACATGGATTCAGCAGTTAAGGGTGAATATCGATACCCACATACCATAGTTTTATTGCCAGGCATTTCTTGTATGTACAAATGTACTTTTTGTGGTCGTAACTATGATGCAGCTTTTAAAAACGATGAAAAATATTATCATGTATTCAAAGATATCATTTATCAAAATAAAGGTCGTGCAACAATTAATATTGGTGGTGGATTAGAACCATTGACAAGTCCTTACTTTGATTTAATTTGCCGTGACTTACTAGATGTTGGTATGAAGTCAAGATTAATTACAAATGGTTATATGATGACACCAAAGTATTTAAAAAAGAATCCTTATGTAGAACAACTTGATACAATCAGAATATCCTTGTATGGTGTAGATGAAAAAGAATATACAACAACAACTAGAAATCCTAAAGGATTTGATATGGTTAAAAATAACTTAACAAGTATGAAGAGAAAAGTAAAATTGAATTGGGTATTATTACCTTCGAATTATTATAAACTACCATTGATATTAGATTATATAAATGACATTGGTGGTGTTGAAGAATTAAGTTTAAGAGAAGATTGGTCAGCACAATATCCTATTGAAGATAGAAAAAAGTTTACTGATGTTCTTCACAAGTTTTCTGACCTTGCAAATAAACAAGGTGTAAATGTTCATTATGGTTATTCCATGTATGATTTAATGAATGGAAGAGAAACAAAACTAACTAGATGTAAATTAAAACATTTAGATAGTAAACAATCACCACAAACAAAGGTTTACATTGACCCCAAAGGTGATATATACTGCTATACAGGTGCAGCCTTTTTAGATAGACCTGGTAGTGACAGACACATTTTAGGTAACTGTTATCAATCAACAATTGATGACGCACTAAAAAATATGAAAGAAATTGAACCTCAAGAAGGTGACTTAAAATATATGGATGCATTAAGTCATTTAATTGAAACTTATAAATGGAGTATTCGTAATGTATGAATTGAAAGAATATCTAAACTCTATTAATTATCAAAAAAATAATTTAATGGATACAGAGGACGAAGCATGGGAAAAGAAATACCCTGCTTATATTGTCAACAAATGTCTTGCCCCTTTTGGCGATACTATTATGCTTGTCAATGAAATGAACATAAGACACCACTTAAACAACAAACTTCAATATAATTTTTTACTAAATAGTTTGCGAACACGAAAAAGATTTGCACCATGGATGAAATCGAGCAAATCTAAAAACTTGGAGTATGTAAAAGAGTATTATGGATATAGTAATGAAAAGGCAAAATCTGCTCTTGACATGCTTAGTAATGAACAAATAAATTACATAAAGGAAAAATTGAATAGGGGTGGAAAAAATGGAAAGCGTTAGTTTTAACAAAGACGATATGCTTGAGGTGACATTAAAAGAACCAGATGACTTTCTAAAGGTTAGAGAAACATTATCTAGAATCGGTGTTGCTTCAAGAAAAGAAAAAAAGTTATATCAATCGTGTCATATTCTTCATAAACAAGGTAAGTATTACATAGTTCACTTTAAAGAGCTATTTGCTTTAGATGGCAAAGAAACAAACCTTACAGAAAATGACATATCAAGAAGAAATAGAATTGCTAGTCTTTTAAAAGATTGGGGTCTTATAGAAGTAGTTGGTGAAATCGCAGAGATGTCACCTTTAAGTCAAATCAAAATAATTAGTTTTAAAGAAAAGTCAGAGTGGAATTTGGAAACAAAATATAATATTGGAAAGACTAGGGATGAAAACAACTTATGATGAGTGGACGAAACTAAAAAAAGTTTTAATAGGAAAATCTTTTAAAGTTACCGACCTACTTGAAAATACAACATTAAAAATATTACTTGATTATGAGAACGAAGTCAATCTTAGATATAACAAATATCTAAAAAATCCAACTAATCATGTAAGAACTACTGCTGAAAGTTTATTCGATATATTCGATATACCTTCAGTCAATGCATTAAAAAAAGTTCATGATGAAACTAATGAAGACCTTGAAGCATTAGCAAACATTTGTAAAACTTTTGGTGCCGAAGTTGTTAGACCAAATCTTAAATATGGTATTGAAAGACAACTAGAACATCCAATGCAATGTCGTGATACAGTTGGAAAAATTGGTAATACAATTTTTGAAATCAATACAGCATCACATAATAGAAGAATTGAAAACTTTAATCATCGTGAAGTTTTAATCGATGAGTTTCAACAAGGTGCTAGATACATTGCAATGCCACCTGTTATGACAGAGATAGCAGAGGATTGGGATAACTCTATTGATGATATTGAATCAAGAAATACAACTGCAAATAAAACAATTAAAATTTATAATAAGTCTAGAGAATTTATTGGTGATACAGCTGCATTCTATAAATGTGGTAAACATATCTTTCACACACATGCCAAACCAAATGAACCATTAGATATTAACGAGCATTCTAAAATTTGTATAACTGAAAATGGATTAGAGTGGTGGAAGAGAGAATTTTCTGAACATGAGTTTTTACCTTTACATGCCTATGGCCATGTCGATGGTAAGTTTGCTATCTTACGACCTGGTTTGGTTATTACTTGGCATGAAAAATATGTACCTCAAATTATGAAAGATAATAATTGGGATATTGTTTTAATTGAAGAATCAGCGAACTTTACTGGTAAAACAATTAAAGAATTATGCGAAGAAAGAGGACTAAAAAATAAGTATCCTTTAGAACACTTACTTGGTGTTTCTCAAGAAACTAGATTTGATTGTAATGTATTATCCTTAGATGAAAACACAATTGTCACTTCTGGTTATGATAAAGCCTTAGCAGATAAACTAAAAAAATACAATATTGATATGATACCTTGGGTTAATCGCTGGAATGTCTTATGGTCTGGTGGTGCTCATTGTTGTTCAGTTGACTTAGAAAGAGAAGGAGAACTTATTAATTATTTCTCTTGACTTTCACACTTAATTATGGTACAGTACAAATATGAAATTTTACACTAATGTTTCCCAATGGGGAAATAATCTTTTATTGCGTGAGGTTGTAGATGGCCAACGTATTAATAGGAAAGTTAAATACACACCTACTCTATATTCACCTGTTATGCGTGAAACTAAGTTTAAAACACTTGAGGGTAAATATGTCACACCAATAAAACATCTATCTATTAAAGATTCAAAGGAATGGGTTGAACAATATAAACAACAACCACATCTCATTTATGGTAACACACAATATCAATATTCTTTCTTATATGAAAACTATCAAAATCTTGAATGGTCACTAGAAGATATTCTTATTGCAACAATTGATATTGAAGTTAAATGTGATAATGGATTTCCTAACCCACAAGACGCAAATGATGAATTGCTTTCTATTACTATAAAGAATCATGCAAATAAACAAATCTTTGTTTG